GGCGCGGTCACTCAATGTATTTGAGGGTGATCGCCCACGGCTCTCGTGAGGGAGTCGGCGTGATGCTCCTAGCCCCTTGGGAAGGGGGGCTCCTGGTGTTCCGTTCTTCGGAGGACATCGGGCCAAATTCTTTCATCCAACAGACAAAACTATTATGAATACACTTAAACTTAGATTTTCCTTATTCCGCCTCATCGTAAGATGGGTGGCGAAGGTCTACCTAGGTCTGAGCGCGCATAACAGTTTGGTCGAGCAATGGGTTTCGGTGGTTCAGAAGTGGGCTGAGACGCGGGGGACTGTATGGACAATAGGTCGAGTAAAGGCTACTCGGCTTTCGTACACACGGTTCCTATCGCGCCAGCCCCTTTCCGAATCGCCAGGGTTTGATGTTAAACTTGATACGTTTGGACTGCCGGTCGGCTGTCCGCTACGTATTCTGTTTGAATCACGCGACTCCACCCTGGTACGCCTTGGACTGACCGCTCTTGGTCTGTCTAGGGTACTGCCAGGCTGGAAAGCTCCCGACCTCAGTCCTATCACTACCCCCGGTACCCCTCTTTCAGCTACGTTTGTAGCAGAGGTACTGGGCGTGGTGACTGAGCTGGGTTGGAAGCTAGTCCGTCCCGTTTGGGATGGATGCCACGTGAGCACCAAATCTGGTCCGAATGCCCAGGCAATGGTCGGCTCAATCGAGGACGCTAGCCTATTAACTGATACTCAGATCGCTGATCTTGAGATATTGGGAGGTAGTGCTCTCGTTCGATTGATTGCGGTTATTAAACACGTCAGTCCCCTTGCTTGGTTAGCAAAGATTCTCATTAAAAAGAAGATTAATGGGAAACTTACAGATGTACCCCTGAGTCCGAAAGGACGTCAGGGCCGTCTGTCGCTAGTCAAGGACAAGGAGGCCAAGTGTCGAATCGTCGCGATCCTCGACTATTGGACACAATCGGCGCTGCGGCCTCTCCACGACGCACTCATGCGTCACTTGAAGAGCCTGCGGCCTGATTGTACCTTTAATCAAGGATCCTTCCGAGCCAAGCTCAGTCGTTCGGGTCCGTATTATTCATATGACCTGTCATCTGCGACAGATCGGTTCCCTGTATGGCTACAGGTAGCGATCCTAGCAATGATGGTGTCACAGGATTATGCGGACGCGTGGCGACGCCTGATCATAGACCGTGACTATCACGTCGGTTGGGAGCGCCGCAAGTCAGTAACAGTCCGTTACGCTTGTGGGCAACCGATGGGCGCGTATAGTTCATGGGCTCTATTCTCAGTTTGTCACCACGTGATGGTGAGATTAGCTGCGAAGAGAGCGGGGAAGCCCGTTTCTTTTAGCAACTATGTGTTACTGGGGGACGACATCGTGATTGGCGATCACGGTGTGGCCGCCCAGTATCGCATCATCATGAACGAGTTGGGTGTTGAAATTAGTTCGATGAAATCGCATGTGTCGGACGACACTTACGAATTCGCGAAGAGATGGATACACGTTGGTGAGGAGGTGACCGGCGCCCCTCTTGGCTCTTTCTTCGAGGCGATTCGTCTATCGAAGGTTGATGGCGCTGATGTCGTTCCGACATCCGCTATCAAATACATTTCCTTCTATGGACTTGCCACCTGGTTGAGAGAGTTGGAGAGTCGTTGGCTACCACGATCAAATACATTGGTGTCCCGGGGCTTGCTGGCTAAGCTCTTCCTGCTTTTAGGTCGTGGCGCTCAGTCTGAGCGCCTGGCCGACAAAGCGTGGAAGTTCTTCCTGCTGCCCGTCCGCGAGGACGGGCGGTCACTAAGAAGGTGGAAAACGAGAACTCTCGCCTCCATTCTAATTGGTGACGTCCTGACTTGCAATTCTGGATGGGACGCAATACTAAGAGTATTGGTGTTCCTGAATGAGTGCAAGGCCAGAGTGCTGGAAGAAGCCATCAAGCGTCAAGTCGGTAGGGTTCAGCAATTTCAGTTGGAATTGCCGAATTACCTCGACCTGGTGCCTGAAGGGTTGGATGCCCAATCATTACTACTATCCTTGCCACCAATTGCAGCTGTCATACGGAATGTACGAGAGCTTCAGTTGGAATTCGACAAAGCTCACGCGGTTCGGGAAAGCGACAGCATGATCCAATGGTTGAATCTTGATGTTCGTTTATTCCTCGACCCGTTTGAGTCTATGTCTGCAAGGAAAAGTAAGACCGTTGCAATCAGCAAGGCTACCATTCTCAACCATCTTACGGCCATGTGCCGGGGCGTGGTAACAATGCGTAACTGGGCTCTGTCTGTAGATTTACCCCACGAGGAAGACTCCTCGGTGGAGATAATCGCCAGGCGGATCCAGTCCTACGAAGTGTTGCCACGTTCCGGTGCACGGCGGGGACCTCGGGCAGGTAAGGGGGACCTAAAAGGTGGGCGGGCGGCGAAAACCGCGGCTCGATCTTCCAAAGGGAAGAAACCATCTTCTAGTTAACCTGAACTGCCGGAGGGGCCCTTCCGTAGGATGACCAGACTGGGAGAGGGTGTCCAAAAGGTTGGTTCAGTTACACCCGGGGTACTTGGTAGATCCCGGATGCCTGTTCCGCCCAGAGGTTGCACTCCTCTCGCTTTCTAATTGCGACCTACTACTGGTAGTCGAATGACTTTCCATATTGCCTTGGCGTTTCAGAGGATCGATTTCTCGATTGAATCTGAACGGCTCAGCCTAAATAGGTGGCCTCCTCTAACCATACTGCTG